CTACCCGGTCGCATCAATCGTCGCCTTCCTCCGGCCGGTCCCGCAGTTAGGCGGCGGGAGGAACTCGGACGGCGTTCGAGCTTCTGCCCATTCTTCCACTTCTCGCGTGAGCCAGCCGACGCGTCGCCCGGACAGGGCGCGCGGCCTCGGAAATTCCTCTTGGCGGACGAGTTTGTGGATGACCGCGGGCGACAGGGAGACCGCTGCTGACACCGATGCAATGTCGAGATATATGGGCTTCATCGCGACGGTCATGCGCGGTTGCCTCCCCCCGAGAGCAGTGATTCGAGTGCTGCCACATGCTGTTCGCCGGCCGGATGTCCGGCGCATGCGCCAAGCGCAAACTCGATCGCCGCGTACTGTTCTTGCGTCATCGCGGTCGGGGCCGAGCGAACGGGACTCGTGTTGTCGATCTCCCGTAGCAGCGCGCATCGATACTGCTGCATCGTCTGAAACGAGACAGCATATCCATCGGCCGCAATGAGCCTTCTGAGCTTCGTGAGCGCTTCAGCCGAGGTGCCATCGGGGAGCCCATTGGATCCGAGTCCCTTCAGAGCTTCTCGAAGCTCGGCCGCTCGCGCCGCTCGCGCGCGTATGTCTCGCGATCCTTCGGCCAGCGTGACATAGATCTCGTCATGGTTTTGCCGATGCGTGTCGATCGCGAGGCGATAGAGCAGATCGCCTTCCTGCAACCAGTTCGGTGCGGTGTTCTGTTCGTCGTTCATGGTCATCCTCAATTCTGTTCGTGTGGTATCGCCCGGCCGAGCTGCATCAAACCCGTTTCGAGCGTGACGCCGGCGGCTGCGGCCCACGTGCGGGCGTCCTGCGCCGCTCTGTGCCGTGAGTAGCTGCCGGCATCGTCGGCCATCAGGTCGAGCAGCACGATGTCGGCCGAGTGCGAGACGTCGCTCACAAGGGCGCGGATCTCGATGCAAAGCGCGTCGAGGCGTGCGTGCATGCCCCTGCGGGCATCCGCAGGGGCTTCGTTTCTCTGGATTGCTTTTCGCCGCGCACGCGGCGTGTCGTTCTTCTGGATTGCCTTTGCGGGCGCGAGCCCGCGCACACGCTTTGAAACTGCATTGCCGTCGACGCTCGCCAGTGTGATAGCCGGGCGCTTGTTCGCGCGTTCCCGCTTTCGCGGCAGCGGACGTGGGGTAGAAAGGGCCGGGCGCGGGGTCATTGGGCTGCCTCCCGCGCCATTTCGGGCGTCCAGTCGGGGTCGGGCATCGTGAACAGCTTGTCGAGCCACCGCCGAACGCCTGCCATTTCCTTCGCCTTCGAAGCGCTAGTGCTTTCGAGGGTGCGGGTGAGCACCTGAACCGCAGCCCGGATCGCTTCGACGCGCGTCCTGTACCGGCCGGGGGATTCGCCGTCGATGCGCTTGCATGGCGACGATCCGCCCGCGCTGTTGAAGGCGTACGAGAAACCGAACTCCCAATCGCCCTCTGCGATCTGCGCGAGCCGAATCTCGACGGACGCGCGCCCGGTGCGCTTCGAGATGGGCGCGGACAGGATTTCCGATGGCTCATACACGCCATGCTCGTTTGCCTTGGCGATCGGATACTTCGGCCGACGCGTCGGCACGGCATCGAGCAGGTCTTCGAAGCCCGTCAACGCGCGATGTACGCCTGCGATCGTGCCCGGCGACAACTTGCCGAAGCCCGGATCGTGCAACACGCTTTGCAGCGCTTGCAAAAGTTGCTTTGCATGTTGCTCGCCAATCTTCCGTTGAGGCTCGGCGGCGGCCGTTGCCGCGACGCTCTTGGGCGACGCCGTGTGGAGATGCTTTTTCGTGACCTTCGTCTTGCCCGCGTCTTTCGCTTTCGACAGGCTCGAGACGATCCGCTCCAGCGTCCGTTCCGCGCCGTGCCGTCGTATCTGCTCGATCACGAGCGTGCCGGAGATGGAGCCGTCGCGGACGAACTGGTGAATCTCCGCAGGTGCCTGCTCGAGCAGGCCGACGTCGCGAATGGTTTGGTCCGTAACGTTCAGGCGCTTGCAGATCGTTTTCGTGTCGAGGCCATGTACGTCGCGCAGTTCCGCGACGACCGTCGCGAGGTCGAGCGGAGACGCGCGCTTGCTTTCGTTGCTAACGTAGCCGTCGATCACCATCTCGGCGCGTTCAACCGTCTTCGCATCGCGCACGACGACCGGGATCTTGCCGAGGTCCTTTCCCGCACGGATTGCGTTGCCAGCGGAGAGGTAGCGGTGTTGCTGTTGATAGCCGAGCAAAACTGACCCGTTTGCAGCAAGTTTTTTCATCGAAAATTGACCCACATGTTCGAATGCCTGCTTGGGACGCCAAGCAGGAGAACCGGAGTGATTACGGTGAGCATGTTGGCCAAAATTCGGCGGATGCACTTCCGCGATGGCGTCCCCCTTCGGGACATTTCTCGACGTACCGGGCTGTCCAGAAACACGATCCGACGATGGCTACGTGAACCATCCACTGGCGAGCCGAAGTATCCGAAACGTGCCAGCAAGAGCGTCATCGACGCATGGGCAGAGCAGCTGCGCCAGTGGCTCATTGCTGACTCGCGTCGGCCCAAGCGAGATCGACGGACGGCAACGCAGATGTATGAGGAGTTGCGCGCTGCCGGCTACGACGGGAGTTATCAGCGCGTCTGCGCATTCGTACGAAGTTGGAAGCAGGAGCGTGATGAAAGCCCGCAGCGCGGTGCGTTCGTGCCTATGTCGTTCGAATATGGGGATGCATTCCAGTTTGACTGGAGCTGCGAATACGTCTTCATCTGTGGGTTGCGCCGGCGTCTCGAAGTGGCGCATGTAAAGCTCGCTGCAAGCCGGGCATTCTGGCTAGTTGGGTACCACACCCAAAGCCATGAAATGTTGTTTGATGCGCACGCTCGCGCCTTCGTCGCGTTCGGCGGGGTGCCGCGTCGCGGCATTTACGACAACATGAAAACTGCGGTCGACAAAGTTGGCCCCGGCAAGGAGCGGGCCATCAACGCCCGCTTCCATGCGATGTGCAATCACTACCTGTTCGAGCCGGAATTCTGCAACCGGGCCGCTGGTTGGGAGAAAGGAGTCGTCGAGAAAAACGTTCAGGATCGGCGTCGCCAGATCTGGCATGAGGCGATCCGGATGCGTTGGGAGTCACTCGACGTGCTTAATATATGGCTCGCGGAGCGCTGCCGTCAGGCATGGCATGAACTGAGGCATCCTCAATGGCCTGAGTTGACCGTGGCAGAGGCGCTGCAAGACGAACAGCCGCGGTTGATGCAAAACCCCAAGCCCTTCGACGGCTACATCGAACAGCCGGTGCGAGTGTCAGCAACTAGCCTGATCCACTTCCAACGCAATCGCTACAGCGTCCCGACCGAGTACGCGAACCATGTCGTCAGCTTGCGTATCTACCCGGCCTTCCTGAGCATCGTGGCAGATGGCGCGGAAATCGCCCGACATACTCGTAGCTTTGACCGCTACCAGACGTTCTACGACTGGCGCCACTACGTCAATTTGGTAACGCGGAAACCCGGCGCGTTGAGGAACGGTGCGCCGTTCCTAACCATGCCCGAACCGATGCTGCGCCTGCAGCGTCACCTCCTGCGGCAAGAAGGTGGCGATCGCGTAATGGTTCAAGTGTTGGCCGCAACCCCGATTCATGGCCTCGACGCCGTGCTGGTTGCGGTTGAGCTGGCACTAGAGTCAGGACGCCCCAGCGGGGAACACGTATTGAACATCCTTGCTCGACTGAAATCTCCACCGCCCGGCAAGGGCGAGAAGGTCAAGACCGCTCTGACTTTACAGATCGAACCATTGGCTGACGTTCACCGCTACGAGCAGCTCCGTCCACGCCCAAACGAGGAGGATGGTCATGTCGAATGAAACTGCCGCCCAACTACGGGCGCTAAAGCTGCACGGAATGGCTCAAACGTGGCCGGAACTGCTGGCTCAGGCGCGACACAACGACTTTGCTCCGGAGGCGTTCATGCAGGCGTTGTTGAAAGCAGAGATCGCCGAGCGAGCAGTCCGCTCGATCAACTATCAGATGACCGCTGCGCGGTTCCCGGCTCACCGAGACATCGCCAACTTCGACTTCAACCAGTCGAACGTCGATGAAAATCTGGTGCGCGAACTGCACACGATCAAGTTCTGCGAGTCGGCGCAGAACATCGTCTTCATCGGTGGGCCTGGCACTGGCAAGACACACCTCGCGACCGCGTTCGGTATTGAGGCCGTGCAGCAACACGCCAAGCGCGTCCGCTTCTTTACAACTGTAGAGCTGGTCAATCAGCTAGAACTCGAGAAGGCAGCGGGCAAGGCGGGACAGATCGCGAATCGGCTGATGTACGTTGACGCCGTGATCCTTGATGAGCTTGGCTATCTGCCCTTCACGCAAACCGGCGGGGCCTTGCTCTTCCATCTGTTCTCGAAGCTTTACGAGCGAACAAGCATCATCGTGACGACCAATCTGAGCTTTACCGAGTGGTCGAACGTCTTCGGCGATGCGAAGATGACGACGGCGCTACTCGACCGCCTGACGCACCACTGCCACATAGTCGAAACGGGGAACGATTCGTGGCGCTTCAAGAACAGCACGGCGGGGCAGCCCACAAAGCGGGCTCCCCCCAGAAAAACAACGAGCAAACCCGCAGAAAACGAAGAGATTGACGCACCAAACTAGTGTTTATGATGTTTGAGGGGTGGGTCAGTTTTAGATGAAAAAAGTGGGTCAGTTTCGGATGAACATCAACAGCACGAGCGCCTGAGCGGCGGCCGGGAGGCGATGCGCGGCGCGATTGGCGACTCGATGAAGCTGACCGCCGCGATCGCGGTGCCGACGATGGTGTCGGCGCAGTATCAGGCGATCATCCGCGACATCGCGATCAAGGCGGGCATCGCGCGCACGGGCGAAGAGCGCGCGATGTCCGACCGGATTCGGCGCGATGCATCGGCCAACGGGATGAACCGCAACGAACTGGCCGAGGCGGTGAACCAGATGGTGGCAGCCGGGATGGACGTCGACCGGGCGCTCGGCTTTGCACCTGCCGTCGCGAAGTTCGCGATCGGGCAGGGGGCGACGAGTGTCGAGACGGCGAAGATGATTCAGGCGCTGGAGCAAAACGCGGACATCAAGGATCCGGCTGCGATGCTCAAGGCGCTGGAGGCGATCGCGTATCTCGGCAAGGAAGGTTCGTTCGAGTCGGTCGACATGGCCCGCTGGTTCCCGGTGCTGCTCGCCGAAATGAAGAAGATCGGCATCACGGGGCAGGATTCGGTGACGCAGCTGGGCGCGATGCTTCAGGTGCAGATGAAGACGGCGGGCAACGCCGACGAAGCCGCGAACAACCTGAAAAACTGGTTCTCGAAGATCGGCTCGGGCGAGACGGAACGCAACTACAAGAAAGCCGGCGTTGACTACGAAGCGAAGATGAAGGAGGCGATCGGCAAGGGCTGGTCGACGCTCGAAGCGTCGTTCGTGCTCGCGCGTGCGTACATCGAGCGGGTCGATCCGGCGAAGGCGAAGCAGTTGGCCGAGACGGCGAAGTCGATCAACGCCGAGCTGGATCCGGCCAAGCGTCAGAAGCAGATCCGCGCGTTCGAAGAGACGATGAAGACGGGCGACCTGTTCAACGACATGCAGGTGAAGGCGGCGCTCACCGCGTACTTGCAGAACGCCGATCTCTACTCGAATCTGAAGCGCAACGCCGCATCGGCGAGCGGCGAGATCGAGAAGGATCTCAAAGACCGCCGCGACGCGTCCAAGCAGATCTGGAAAGAAGTTGCGGATCAGTGGGACGAGGCAATGCGCAGCATCGGCGACGCGCTGCGTCCCGTGACGGATATTGCGGGCGAGCAGGCGAAGAAGGCGGGCGGCAAGGTGCGCGATATCGTCGATGCGTCGCCACGTGCGGCGGCGGCTGTCATCGGCGTCGCGGGCGCGGCGATCGCGTATCGCGGTGCGCGTGCGGCGTGGTCGATTGGTCGCGGCGTGCTCGATGTCGCGCGTGGTGGTTGGTTGGCGCGAGGCGGCGAGCGCAGCGGGAAGGGCGGCAAGGGAGCGAAGCCGGGGCGCGGCGCTCAGGCGCTCGATGCGCTCGGCGCGGCGGCCAGCGGCGTGCAGCGTGTCTTCGTCGTCAACATGCCGGGCGGCGGCATCGGCGGCGGATCGGTCGGCGATCTGATCGAGGGCGCGGCAGGTGTGGCGAGCGGCAGGGCGGGCAAGGCCGGGCGCTTCGGGCGGCTTGGCCGGGCGCTAGGCGGGATTGCCGGCCGCGTGTTGCCGTATGCCGGCAAGATCGCGCTCGCCGGGACGGTGCTGAAGCTCGGGCTCGCCGCGAAGGACGCATACGCGGTCGCGGCCGGCGACGATCCGCGCGCGCGGAAGGCCGAGAACTTCGCGGGTATCGGCGGCAGTCTCGCGGGCGGTGTCGTCGGCGCGAAGCTCGGCGCGTCGATCGGCGCGTTCGGTGGGCCGCTTGGCGCTGCGATCGGCGGCGTCGCGGGCGGGGCGATCGGCACCTTCGCCGGCCAGAAGCTGCTCGGCGCACTCACGCGATGGGCGTTTCAGCAGCGCGGCGACACGCCCGAAGCCGCGCGCGCGGTCGCGAATGCGAAGGCGCTCGTCGAGCCCGGCGTCGCCGAGCGGCGCGCGTTCAAGGTCGAGCAGCAAAACAGCTTTGCGCCGGTCTTCAACATCAAGCTGGAGGGCGGCTCGGATCAGGAGATGGCTGACCGGCTGCTCGCACGTATCAATCCGCAGATCCAACGGGCGATGACCCAATCGATGAACAACAACAACCGGTCGGCGCTGTTCGATGCGCCGCATCTGTAGGAGCGCCGATGGATTTCGTGAAGAGCATCACGCAGGCGGCGACGCAGGCCAGCATCGCGGCCGAGCGCGTGCAGCACGTGAGCCGTGTCTACGAGCGCAACCGCGCGGCGAGCCAGAACACGGTCGACACGTTGACGAAGCTCGCGACGGGGAACCTGACGTCAGCCGCCGAGCTGCTGAACGGCGCGAGCAGTGCGCTGTCGGTCGCGACCGATCTGAGCCCGAAGGTCGGCGAGGTGACGCGCGGGTTTCGCGCGACGGCGGGCGCGGTCGGCAGCGTGCTGCGGATCGCGAACGCGTCGAACCATCCGCAGATCCACGCGGCGGCGCAGACCGTGACGACGGCGCTGAAGGGTGTCGAGACGCAGTTCGCCGCCGTCGTCGGCACCGACACGGCGAAGGCCGTCAAATCGGTGTTGCAGGCGACCGGGCTCGGCGCGGTGTTCGATGTATTGGGCGGCGACGCTTCGTCGGCTACCCCTCATCTGCTGACGCTGACGACCGAGGAAGGGCGGCGCTTCAACTTCGGGCTGTCGACGGCCGCGTTCGACAAGCTGCGGCGCACGACGCGCTACAAGGTCGCGTCGCAAGAGCGCCTGAACCGGCCGGAGGCGTTGCAGGCGGTGAGCCAGGGCGGCGAAACGATTGTGCTGTCCGGCGTCGTGTTCGCGGCGCTCGGGGCGGGTGCGCGCCAGTTGGAGGCATTGCGCGCGATCGGCGGGCGAATGAAGCCGGTGCAGCTCACGGCCGGCACGGGCGACGTGCTCGGGCGCTGGTATCTGCAAAGTGTCGAGGAAGAACAGGAGGCGCTCATGTCGGACGGAGCGCCGCGCAAGCAAACCTTCAGTCTGGAGTTTGGCCGCTATGGCGAGGACTTTAAGAACATCTGACGGCGACGTGCTCGACACGCTCTGTTACGCCGCCTATGGCACGCTGAGCGGGACCGTCGAAGCCGTCTACGAGGCGAATCCGGGCCTCGCGCGCGAGCCGCAGCCGTTCCGCGCAGGCGTGTTGATCACGTTGCCGGATCTCGACGCGCCGCGCGACGAGCCGATACAGCTCTGGTCGTGAGGGCGGGCGATGCAGGCGATATTCCAGATCATCGCGAACGGCGCGGACATCACGCGCACGATTCAGGATCGCGTGCTGCGGATCCGGACGACGGACAAGCCCGGCCTCGAGGCGGACGAGTGCGAAATCGAGCTCGACGACCGTGACGGCGTGATCCGCTTTCCGCCGAAGGGCGCGACGCTGAAGATCTCGCTCGGCTGGGCGGGGCAAGGGCTGTCGTTGCTCGGCGAGTACGCGATTGACGAGATCGTGTTGCGCGGGCCGCCGGCGACGGTGGCGATCCGGGGGCGGCCGGCGAACCTGCGGGCGACGTCGAAGACGCACCGCTACGGCAGCTGGTCGAATGCGAAGCTTGCCGACGTCGTCGGCGACATCGCGCGGCGCAACAAGTGGGCGGCCGCGTGCTCGATCGACGTCGTCGTGCCGCGCGCGGACCAGTTCGGCGAAAGCGATCTGCACTTCGTCACGCGGATCGCGCGGCAGTATGGAGCGACGGCGACCGTGAAGGCCGGCAAGCTGATCGTCACGCCGATCGGCGGCGGCAAGAGCGCGAGCGGCAAGGTGTTGCCGGCGCTCTTGCTCACGCCGGAGCAACTGATCGACTACGAGATCTCGTTTCCGGATCGCGCGAGCTTCGCGGCCGTGCGCACGAAGGTGCATGACGCGAAGTCGGGCAAGAAGATCGATCTCGTGATTCCGAATCCGGATGCGCCGCCTGGTGCGGCGGCCGTGCATACCGAGCGGCACGCGTTCGCGAGCCCGCAGGCGGCGAAGGCCGCCGCATCCGCGCGGCTGGCGAAGCTGAACCGGCACACGGCCACGAGCCACTTGCGGATGCTCGGCCGCGCCGACGTGTCGGCGGAGAAGACGGTGACGCTGAAGGGTTTCAAGCGCGATGCGGACGGCGATTTCCTCGTCGAGTCGGTGACGCACGAATACGCCGGCCGCAGTTGGGAGACGGAAGTCGTGCTCAACGCCGGCAACAAGGGCAAGGCGAAAGCCGGACACGGCAAGAAGCAGGCGAAGAAGATCAATCTCGTCATTCCCGCGCCGCAGCGGTAACGCGGACGCCGGGCATGCAGCAGAGCCGCTCACGGGCAACCGGAGCGGCTCTTTCTACTTGTGGAGTCAATCACTGTGAAAAGCGAAATTGCGGCGAGCGCTGCGAAAAGCGCCCCGCCGGTTGCGTCGTCGCTATGGCTGTGGGCATCGGGGCACGATGCGAACTGGTGGGCGTCGCTGCTCGTGTCGATTCTGACGGGCGGCTACATCTGCCTTCAGTGCTACTACCTGATCAAGAACAAGGGGCGTCGAGGTGGCAAGCATGGCTAAGTTGCCGAAGAAGACGCTCGCCGGCGTCGTCGGCGCGATCGCGGCCGGTGTGCTGACGGTGATCGTGCCGAGGTTCGAGGGCGTCAAGCTGGTGGGCTACCTCGATCCGGTCGGCATTCCGACGAAGTGCATGGGCGATACGCGCGACGTCATCGTTGGCAGGACATACAGCGAGGCCGAGTGTCGCCAGTCGCTCGAAACGCAATTGATCGCGCACGCTGAACCCGTGCTGCGTTGCACGCCGGGGCTGAAAGATCGTCCGTATCAGCTCGCGGCGGCCGTCAGCTTTGCATACAACGTCGGCGCGAACGCCTACTGCGCCAGCACGACGGCGAGGCGCTTCAACGCGGGCGATCTGCGCGGTGCGTGCCGCGCGATCAACGAATCCGACGACGGCCGCCCGCAATGGGTAACGGCGCGGGGCCGGGTGTTGCCCGGTTTGGTGAAGCGGCGGGCGGAAGAGCGCGCGATTTGCGAGCGGGGGCTGTGATGCCGAAAGCAGCTTCGTATCTGCTGGCCGCGCTACTTGGCATGGCGGCCGGCGCGGGCGTCGAGCACCTGATCGGCGCGCATCGGCTTGCCGACGAGCAGGCCGCGCGGGCGCTCGACGCGCAGCGGCATGCCGAAGCGTTGGGCAAGATCTCGCGCGCCGCGCTCGACGCCGAGCAGCGCGCGATCGCCGCGCACGATGCCGCCGCGTCGGCGGTGGCCGCCGTCGACCAACGAACCACGAAGGAGAGGAACGAGCATGAAGCAGAGAGTCGCAGCCTGCGGGCTGCTCTTGCCGCTGGTACTGAGCGGCTGCGCGTCGCTGTCCGAAACTGCACGGCAGCCGGTGGCGACGGCGTGCCCGGCGCTTCCAGCGCCGCCGGCGTGGGCGATGGTGCCGCCGCCTATGCAGACGTCGACGCAGCGGTTGCGGAACGCGTTTTCGGCGTCGCCGGCGACGATCAGCGCGAGATCGACAAACTGACGGCCCTACAGGGCTACGTGTGCGCAGTCCGGCCTAAGACTCCGGGCTGCGAACAGAAGTAACGAGAAACAGGGCGACCGGCGTGCGTGCGGGAACACGCGCGCCGGTCGCCTTTCCACTGAATGCGCCAGTGAATTGGCCAAGGCCCTGCTTACCTACGTAGGCGGGCCGGATTCTACATCAAGTTTAAAAACGGCTTTCACAATGGCAAATCCCATCATCCCTTGGATCGGCGGCAAGCGTCGACTTGCTGACCACATCATCCCGCGCTTTCCGAAGCACGACTGTTACGTCGAGGTTTTCGCGGGCGGGGCGGCGCTTTACTTCATGCGACCGCCGGCCAAGGTCGAGGTGATCAACGATATCAACGGCGAACTGGTGAACCTGTATCGCGTCGTTCAGCACCATCTCGAAGAGTTCGTGCGTCAGTTCAAATGGGCGCTGACGAGCAGGCAGGTGTTCGAGTGGCTGAAGCACACGGTCCCGGAAACCCTCACCGACATCCAGCGTGCGGCGCGGTTCTACTACCTGCAAAAAAGTTGCTTTGGCGGGAAGCTCGAAGGGCAAACGTTCGGAACGCGGACGGAGCATCCGCCTGGGTTGAACCTGCTGCGCATCGAGGAAGAGCTATCGGCGGCGCACATTCGCCTCGCGAATGCGTACATCGAGCGGCTCGATTGGGCGACCTGCATCGATCGTTACGATCGGCCGTACACGCTGTTCTACCTTGATCCGCCGTACTTCGAGACTGAAGGGTACGGCGTCGCATTCCCTTTCACGGAGTACGAGAAGATGGCCGAGCGGCTGCGGTCGATCAAGGGGCGCGCGATCGTCAGCCTCAACGACCATCCGGAGATCCGGCGCGTGTTCGCCGGTTTCCATATCGAGAGCGTGCCGATTCAGTACACGATAGGCGGCGGGAAGGGCGTCGAGCGCCGCGAGCTGATCATTTTCAGTTGGGACGATGCGGCGCAGCCGGCGGGACTTTTCTGACGGAATGGGTTGGCGCGATGCGAGTCGCGCCAACCAGCGATTAAATGTCGGAGAATGCGGGCAGCAGATCTTGATCGACGAGCCGAATCTCGATGCGGTTCGCGACCTCGACGTGTTCGGGAACCTTCATGGAAAAAGGGGCATCGGTAGTGCTGACAATGATCGTGCCTTGTTGCTTCTTTCCGTCGGTCGTTACGGGGATCAATGCACGTGCTTCGGGAACCTGCTGCTGTGTGATGATGCGGGGCAAGTAAAGCATCCAACCGACCCCCGGCTTGTCATCGAAAACCTGTTTCGTCACGTAGCTTCGTGGTGCCACGCAGACGTATGCGGGACCGAAGGCTGTGATCGTTGCGCGCACGATTTTTTCCACGGCATTCAGATCGCGAAGGATAGGCGCATCGAACAGTGAGAGTTCGAACGTGTTGGGCAGACCGGCGGAACTGACGTGGCACGCGATGGTCGCGCCTTGGTCTTCGTTCTCGTCGCCATCCCACAGCGCGACGTACGAGGTGGGCGGATTTTTCGAGAACTTTTGCTTCAAGACAGCGAGGATCGCAGTCGTCGGATGTCCCTCTTCGAACACCGGATACAGCAAGGCTTCATCTCGGCTGCTGCCCTGCGCAAACCACGTGTTGAACTTCGGATTGAGGGCGGTCAGTGCGGATGTCACGACATGAATGCGTGACAGAATCTCCTCGAAGCTCGTCGGGGTCAATGATGCATCTTTGAATTGGAGGCTGATATCCATATTCACTCGAGTTACGGTTGCACGACCGATTGCACCTTGTTGCGGATAAGGGCAGGGAGCATGTATTCGCGTGCGTCGGCTTCTTCGAAATACCACTTCAGGCGCGCCGGTGGATTCGCATTGACGATTGTAGCTTGGCGAATGAGGTTATCTTGCATGTCGGCAAAGCCTTCGAACCACTTTCGCGGCTGTAGCTCACCCTCGACATTGCGCCGGAGAAACTTGGCGTAGCGTGACTTTGCCTCTTGTAGTAGGCATTCGGCGGGTACGAAGCCGTCGAAATCCGTACCGAACCATTTCCATTCTTCACTCCACCGTTCGTCGACGCTGTATGGACGTCCCGTGACGCGACCTTGGTACATACGGGCGTGCGGCGACATATGATGGTTCGCTCGAATTGCGCGCCCTGTCTCCTCGGGCGGGCATTTCTTGCAGCTTTCGCCGGTGCGCGGGAGGGCCCGCACATCCGGCGTCGCCTTGCTGTCCTCCTTCGGCGTATCACCCGACAGACTCGCCGTTCCCGCCACCGTCGCGCCGCCCAACAAGGCGACGCCAACGCGCGCCAAGATCGGCCCAAGCTCTACCGCCGCCGCTTCTATTACCGGAAATACCAATCCCGCCATGTTCCAGCCCTCCGTCCGGATGTTCGATACGCCATTTGATGACGCGCAAGTAATCATGAAAGCGCGCGTCGGCCGAACGGCCGGGGCGCATGAGCCAAGCCTTCGTCGCGGGCTTTTCGTAGAAGCCCGGCGCGTACGCTTCGAGCCGCAGGAACGCGATGATGTTCTCGTCCCGCTCGATGCCGAGCGCGTGCGCCGCGCGATACGCGGTCCACAACCGGGACGACAGGCTGTCGTCATCGGCAAACGCCGGATTTTCCTTCACGAGATCCTGCCGAACGCGCTCGACGAAGCCGCGCTCGTCGATCTGCGCCAGTCCGGCCACCTGTTCTGCGCTCAGTTCAAGCATGCGGATGCACTCCGGTCAGCCGCCCGTCGATTTCGACGAGCCAGTCGTACGTCGCGACGAAGAAATGCGAGCGCTGCGCGTCGCTCATCACGCGCGCGATGTCGGGCATGATGCGCGCGTCGTAGAACCGGAGCAGCGCGGTGCGGCCGTCCGGCAACCGCACGTCGAGGTGCTCGCGCAGCTCGGCGGCCAGTCGGTCGAACGGATACGCGCTGATCAGCCACGACATGCCGACCGGCCCGGCCGCGAGCTCGGCGAGCACGCGCCGGATCGGCCCCGGCGCGATCGCGTAGTCGATCAGCCACGGACCGTGATCGGCGAGCGATGCGTCGGGCGTGCGGTCGAACAGTGCGATCGAATAGTTCGCGCGACGCAGCGGCGGCGCGTCGGACGCTTCGGCGAAGAGCAGCGCGTCGACCACCGCGAAGAGCCGCGCGGGCAGCGTGATCTGCTGGCGGCGCATCTCGAAATGCGCTTCGATATTCGGCGGCGTCATCACCCGCGTGCGACCATCGTCGCGGCGTTCTTGGCCGCCGCCTTCAGGCATTCGAGGCAGAGCGTGGGGGAAGGGGCGACCGCGGCCGCCGCCGCGGCTGCCGATCCGCTGGGCGAGCCGCCGTCTCCGCGTTCGCCCGCGCCGACGTCGTCGATCGTTCCGGTGCCCTGCGATGCGATCAACTCCGCGCCGCAGGCCGTGCGCATGCCCTCGACGGCGGTGTCGCGCTCGCCGATCGTGTGCGGGTAGCGGCGGCCTAGCAGATCGGGAAGGATCGGGAAAATGCCCTTGCAGCGAGGACAAAGTACCTTGTGGCCGACGCCGGCCACATTGCGTCCGTTGAGCGTGAACGTCGGCGCGCCTTCGAGCACCTTGCCGCCGTGTGTCGTCGTGTCGCCGACGCAGATGATCGCGCGCTTGACCACTGGGCCCTCTCATGGAAATTTGCGTTTAAATATACCATCGAGTGCGCCGAGTATGGATGGCGCGGTTGTGCTGTCGCGACACCGGTCCAGTTTTGCGACATATCGCGCTGGCGTGTGCTATTCACCATCGGACCTCAGCGACGATATAATAAATTGATTAGTTGGATTTGTTCGTCGGTCTAAGTTTAAAATGATTGAGCTCGGATCGACACTGGGTTTCATCGACTCCGGGAGGGCAAATCTTTGAAAAATCGGCTGCCGCGAGCATTTCGTTCATGAGGCACTGAGGATTCGATGATGTTCGACATTTTGTGTCGGCGAGCCGAATTAGTCGCATGACTTCGCGGCACTTTTCGTTATTTTGCTGGCCAGTGCATAATTTATTTGCATCGGCTCGATCCGCGATATTTCCAGGTTTTTTGGTCGCGTTGAATGCTGAGCTGACTTCATCTGGTTTTTGTTTTTGTACGTCGGGTGTATTGCCATTTTGAGTTATTTTTATTTCTTGAGATTGATCGCTTTTTGAGCATGATAAAATAATGGATAGGAGAATCGAAATTGTAAGAAGTGTGTGAATTTGAGCGCGCATTTTTCTATAAGCATGTATGATAGGCGTGGTAATTACCACGCCTGCGAAGGATGTATGGATTGTGAGGGTTTCAGTACATCAAATACTGCCAAAGTCCATCGCGAATTCCTGTTGTTCTATCTTTTACGATGGGGTAGTCTCCGGACACGTAGTCAACCTTAAAATTCCCGTCGACCGTGGTAATTGTGCCATTGTCTGAAAAATAGAATTTGTCATAATTTTTTCCTGATTCTCCGATGATGATTGGATTCTGGGGTCCTTGGAATCCAGCCAGGCTGTAGTCTGAATTTTGAAGAAAATACTGTTTGGAAACGGCGGTATTGCAATCCTGCATTTTTATCTTGTATTTGTCTTCAAAGGTTCGGCTCTTGGAGCCATCGGGATTATACGACCATGGCCCATAAACTGTTATCTTATCATTTGAGGCGACAAAACATTTGCCATTATTTCCGAACCTGAATCGATAGTAATTCAAGCCGGAGATGGCGGGGTGTGTTTTGTCCAGGCTGAATGTCTTGGTTGACACGATTGGATGGGATTGAGTTTGTTGGACTGCTGGCTGCGGCCCCACATCCACGCCCCAAACCCATTCTTGTTTCCCGGCTGACGCTACCATTACGGCAGTAATATCTAAAATTAGGGTTTGATCTCTGTCCGCAGGATATTCCCAGCGTTGACCTAAGTTTGGTGTAAAGGATTTTGCAATGTCTGGGACGGCTGATTTAACGACATCTAAATCATTGCTTGTCCAGATATCGTATGCATTTTCTATATTGTTGCCTCTGTTGTCGACGTGGGTTTTGTATGTCCATTGATTTCCAATTCGACCGTCCAGATCTGTTCGGGTGACTTTCATTTGTTTCGTTTCGACACTTCCACCCCATAGGCGGGTAAGGGTATATCCGACGCCGGTCTCGAACGAGGAGGCGGGGCCTTTGGGATCGACCGATAGGCCGCTCGAAAAATTAACGTTAAATGATTCTTGTTTTCGATAATCTTGAGTCGCGTTATTGTTTAGTGTTTCAGGGTAGGAGCTAATCAACGCAGTTGAATTTGGGCTGTATAAATTGCTTGAAGTTTGTTGGCTCCCTAGGGAGATTGATACACTGTCTATCCAATCTCCAATGCCAAGCATTCGACAATCAAATCCAGATGTTCCATATAGATCACTTTGCGTTGTGACGGGGGGGAGTACGGTGAAGGAGTTGGGGCCGCCAATAATAACATCTACTGGATATTTATCTGAGGAGCTTCGCGGATATTGTTTGATTGTGACTCTGCCTCGCGCAGTTAATTGGCGATTTTGAATTTGTGTCGTCATGCTGTGATTATATGGCGAGCTGCAGTTGGTGTTTAGCGTATACGACGAATTCCTTGTTTCGTCGAAATCCCAGACAGTCTTTATGCCAACTGAATCGGAATCTGGAGGAGTTTTGTAGGCTGACGGCAAGGCGGCGTTGACATTTTGCAGTAGAATCGCCAAGGGAATGCTAACTATGAAATGATGGCGCATGCTAGTTCTCCTTTCTGTTTTGAGGGATTAGTTATTGCCTTGCTTCAATTTGTCAATTTTGTTTTGAAGGGTCGTGTAGCTGGCGCTTTTGCTGTCTATGGTTTGTACCTTCTTGCCGTTTTTGATTAGAGATACAAGAAATAGATCACCCGGAAGATCGGCCCCCAAAATGCAGGACTTTAGATTCTTGATAAGAAGCTTGACGTCGGGATTCGGCGTGCTGGATGAGGTGGTTAGATCTAATATGGCGATTTTTCCGTCGCCCAGCCCGATATCGACTGTGCTACAGATTGATTTTAAATCCGGGTTGTTTTCTGTTGATATATACAGAACTGGGGTGTCACTATTAATTCCGGGGATGATATGCGAGCCTTTTGCTGTTAGGTCGGTTAGCATCACTGGTTGAGCTGCGTGGCTGCTCGCTATGGACATGAAGAGCAGTGCTGAAATAATCGATTTTTTTTTCAT